CACACCCTAGCGGTTACTGTACCAAACATGCAGAAGAATTTCATCGAAAGGAATTGACAAAACGTGCATAAGCAAATATAATTAAATAAAAATGTTGGTGATAATGTGTTGGATAAGTTACAGGAAAAAAGACTACTAGCAAGGGCAAAGTGGCACCTAGCGTGTGCTGAATTAAATCAAATAGATTATCTAATATCAAAAAATGTAGGTTACGTTAAGGAAGTAAAATTTCATAAAGAAGAAGCTAAAAAATTATACAAGGAGGCCAAAAAATATGCAGGAAAACCCACAAGCGAGACTGAGCATGCTGATGTTTCTCCTAAACGAAGTGGAAATAGAGGTCAATAAATTGGCAGCTCCGCAGTTAACAATCAAAGCTAGACAAACTATTGCTGAATCGGTTTTAAAGAAGATACACGGGATAAATGGTGAACTAAACGAGTTGATAGAAGAGTTAAACACAAACGACGAAGACGAAGGGCAGCCAATTGAAGGAGAGGATGTAATCATTGAAGGAGAGGAAGATTAGAAATAAAAACTGCTCCCTCTGTGACCTTAGTGAAACTGCACGGTATCCTTGCCTCGTAGGTAGGGGTGCCGTGCCAGCCAAGGTTATGATTATCGGGGAGGCTCAACACCTGGGGCCTCGTTAAACCCCCTCTGATTGACTTGGAACCCAAACCGTAAAGGCCGGTGGGTAACAGGGCGCAAGCAGGGATCAAAACTCCCGTGCAGCGTGAGAGACTGAGCGAGGGGGACACCGAAGAGGTGTATGCGACAGTCCGATCCTACGGGAAACCGTAGTGTTCCCGCTAGTGAGGTGTAAATGATGAATCCTGATTTTGCATACATTATGGGGTTCTTAATGGCAGACGGTTGTAATGAAGGACATTGTGTATCCATTCAACTTCGTGATAAAGATGAGTACATTTTACATGAATTTAAGAAATGGTTTGAACTACGTAAGTTTAATACATCAATGGATGAGAGATTTATAGGTTCCAAAAGATACGTAAGGTTACGTATTTATAGTACAAAGCTGTGTCAGTATTTGGCTATTAGATACGGGCTAACCAAAGCGAAAAGTAGGGTTAAACTACTCAAAAATATTCCCATTAACCGCTTTTGGGATTACATTAGAGGTTATTTTGACGGTAACGGTACAATTACAAAAAGGCGAAGAAGTTTAGAAGTCACTTTCCACTCTGGGTCATTGGACTTTATAGCTGCGTTGACTACTATTATAACTACAAAGTTAAACCTTAAACCAAAGAACATTAACAAACACGGTGGTTGTTATCGCGTAACCTTTTATAGCAATGAGGCACTAAAAGTTTTACACACTATGTATCACTTAGGTAACTCAGAATTAAAACTGAATAGGAAATTCAGGGTTTATAAGGAGTACAGAAAACCACCAATCAGTAAAAGGTTTTGGACAGTAGAACAAATTGATAAACTAATAAAGTTGTACCAGTCAGGTGCTAATTGGAAAGAAATTGCTAACATCGTAGGGAAGTCCCCAAAAGCAGTTTCCAAAAAGATATGGGAATTAAAACTAGCGGGAACAAAATAGCCAGGTTATAATGAAGACCAAGAAGGCGTACCGTTTGTGGGTAGAGCAGGGGAACTACTTACAGAGGTTTTGAACCAAAACGGTATCAGTCGATCTCAAGTATACATCACAAACGTAGTCAAATGCCACCCACCAAATAATCGTACTCCTACAAGGGACGAAATTAAAGCATGCTCAATTTACTTACGGAAAGAGTTTGAAGCAGTCAACCCACAATACGTCCTGCTTCTAGGAAATACTGCTCTTGGTGTGGCGGGCCACAGCGGTATTACCAAATATCGAGGGCAGGAAATCAACAAGGGTGGTCGTATATATCTGTCCACCTTCCATCCTGCCGCTGTACTCCGTAATCCGCGCTACGACCCAGTATTCAGGCAAGATATAGCTTATTTCGCAAAGTTAGTCAACGGTAAAAGTACAAATCCACAATACACTGTGGACTATGTAACTGACATCGAGATATTTAAACAAATGTGTATGAGTATAGATAAGGCAAAAATGATCGCCTACGATTTTGAAACCGAGGGTTTCGATCCGCTAGTCGGACGTGTTTGGTTACTCGGTATAGCAGACTCACCAACCCATGCGTGGATACTCCCGCTACAGCATCCAGAAAGCCCGTTCAAGAAAGTATGGAAAAAACTATTACAAAAAGTAGTGAAAGTTATGATGCGGAAAAGCAAGTGGCGGGTAGCTCAGAACGCTAAATTCGATAACAAGTGGTTTAAGATTAAAACCGGAATGAGAATACATACTACGTGGGACACAATGCTGGCCGCTCACCTGCTAAACGAGAATACACCGAACGGTTTGGAGTATCTATCGCAATCAATACTTGGCCTCAAGCCATACAAGGGTAAGATAGTTTTTGTTGATAAGTACGACAAGAAAGGAAGATTGATTGAGAAAGTATCATCCCTCAAAGACATGGGTAACTACTGCGGAGAGGACTGCTGTAATACATACCAAATTGCGTTGAAACAGATACCACAATTAAAAGACGACATCAGATTGTGGAACCTATATAGGCGATTAATCCTCCCCGCAAGTCATGCCTTGGAAGACGTAGAATTACGCGGTTTGTACTTAGACAGGGAAAGATTATTGGAACGCAAAAAACTATGTGAGAATAAAATTGCTGAGATGGAAAACAAGCTAAATTCACTGGTGCCCTCTACATATCAGCGACCACGCAAATATTACAAGCGACCTCCGAAAAATAAGGAGTACAAACAGGAAGGAGATAGGTACTATGTTGAGTTACCTATTAATTTCAACTCCGGTCAGCAGGTAGGAAAAATACTGTTCAGTAGCAAAGGCTTCGGGCTTGAACCGATCTCGTACACCAAAGGAGGCGCACCATCCACAGGTGAAGAGGACTTAGTCTACCTAGAGGATGGCACAGAAGGCGCAGCTAAAGAGTTTATTACGACTTTACTGGAATATCGCGAGTGGACAAAGAAATATTCGACTTATATTCTAGCTTGGATCGAACGCACTGTGGAGGCTGGTAGGGGGAGGTTGTACCCCTCGTTTAAACTTCACGGTACAGTTACAGGACGACTGGCCTCGGAGAACCCAAATGCTCAAAACGTACCACGCGATAAGTTTATACGGTCTATTATATCCGCACCTCCTGGGTGGAAGCTAGTCGAGGTGGATTACAGCCAGATCGAGCTAAGGATAGCTGCCTTCATAGCCGGTGAGCCTCGTATGCTCCGCGCTTATCAGACTGGGGAAGACCTCCACAGGTTAACGGCCTCTCTGGTAATGAATATACCACTATCTCAGGTAACAGGAGAACAGCGTCAAAGCGCCAAGGCTGTCAACTTTGGTTTAATATACGGTATGAGTGCCGAAGGATTTCGCAAATACGCTAAAACTTCTTACAGAGTTGACCTTACACCACAAGAAGCAGAGCTATTCCGCAAGCGATTTTTTAAGGCATACAAGGGCCTCCCTAGATGGCACGAACGCCAGAAGGAGATCGCCGAAAAACTCGGCTATGTACGTTACCCTGACGGCAGGGTGCGCCGTCTGCCGGACATCCACAGCCCGGATAGAGGGGTAAAATCCGAGGCCGAGCGCCAGGCGATAAACAGCCCAGTCCAGGGATTCGCCAGTAACATCAATCTATACTCTCTCGTTAGATTGCACAAAATACTCGATCCACAGGAGGCTCAGATTGTTCTCTCTGTCCACGATGCATTGTATTTTTATATCAAAGAAGACTGTTTAGATAAATGGTTATCAGTAATCAAGAAAACTATGGAGGATCAAGACGCAATACAGAAAGCGTTTGGGGTCGAGCTTACCGTACCTATTCCAGTTAGTATAAAGGTAGGTACACACTGGGGAGAACTTGAAGAAATTTCTTTATAAAGCTATTGACAACTCTAAACAAAAATGCTATACTAAAACAAACTCTAGAGGAAGGAGGTTTTAGTCATGGCAGCTGTTAAACGAAAAGACAAGTACCCTAACACAATTGAGTTAGCGGCAAAGCCAATGAGGGTTCGCTACCTGTGGGTTCTAGTAGTAGAGCGTAACGACTCGGAAGGAGACAGGGTATATTCTGGAATGACATGGTCTGGGCTAGTAAAGGCTCTCAACCGCTGTGGCTGGGAGGCTGAAGAATTTAAAGTAATGGATATTGAAGAAAATAGAGTGATTGACCTGCCAGCCTCAGAAAAAGTCCTCAACAAAATTCTTGCCGTTTGGCGCAAAAACTACTTTAACCCAGACTGGAAGCTGACCGTGAAAAGAAAAGGAGGTTGAAACCAATGGGACGCCTTCTGTGGTTCGGTGGAGACCCACCCCCGAAGGATAAATGGCCTCCAATGGTGTCAACGTATAGCGAGATAATGACCAGACGTAGATGCCCAATGCAACACTACTACGCTTACAAACTGAAGTTGGAAAAGAAAGTGCCGGGTCTACCTCTAACCCTCGGCTCGTTGGGCCACAGGTTGCTGGAGGCAAAATACCGCGATGGTGACTGGAGGCCGGAGTTGGAGAAGTACGTCGAAGAAGAATGGGGTAAGATGTTCGAGGAACAACAGGCCGAATACGGCGATCTGCCCGGCGAAGCCGAGAGGTTGATGAGAGGTTACGACTACTTCTGGAAAAACGACAAGTGGAAACCTCTTGGTACGGAGGTCAGCTTCCTCGTCCGTCTAACCGAAAAGATCGGTATAGCTGGAGTCATTGACTTGATTGTAGAGGACACAAACGGCAAGATATGGGTAGTAGACCACAAGTTCGTCAAGTCTATTCCCGAAGACGACTATCTTCTGATGGAGTTGCAAACAACGTTGTATTACTTTGCCACCGTTCTGAAATATGGAAAAGGAAAAGTAGCAGGGGTAATCCTGAATTACATAAGAACGAAGGCACCAACGATTCCGAAGATAAATAAAGATGGTACACTAAGCAAGGCAAAGGTAGATACAGATATTCCAACGCTGATGCAAGTAATCAAAGAAAACAACCTTAACCAAGATGACTATAAGGAACTAATTGAACGTGCAGAGGTAACTAGCAGGCAGTTTTACGTCCGCAAACGACTTGATAGACCTATTAACCTTCTGAAGATAGCTTTAAAAGAGGCCGCAGCCACAGTCATCGACTGTTACAGCGAACGCCCACTAACTCGTACCATAATCAAACAGTGCTCCTGGGACTGTGACTACTTACCAATCTGCTTTGCTGAGTTGCAGGGGCATGATACCAAGTTCCTAATCAAGCAACAGTATAAAATTAAGGAGGGTAAAAACCAAGAAGTATTCAAAACTTAGAAGAGGGTTGTTACAAGTGGTTCATAATGATACTCAGCTTTTAAAGGAGGGATAAAATGGATAACATAGCCGAGTTGATACCACAACCGGAAGACTTCGACCCGACAGAGATAGAAACACTGATAGAAGAAGTAGACGATAAACCAATAAACCTTTCCCTGTTGGTTTATGGGCGCTCCGGAGTAGGAAAAACACGCTTTGGGGCCACGGGGGAGAATGTGTTAGTTATCAACTGCAATGAACAGAAGCCAATAAGTATACGAGGCATGGGGGCAAAAGTGATAAATGTAAGGAAAGTACCAGAGGACATGGAAAAGATATTCTGGTATCTACGCAATGGTGGGTACAAAAAATTCAACACCGTAGTTATTGACTCCATCTCCGGCCTGCAGAAAATGTATGAGCGTTTCGTGGTCGGCGAGGGTGTCAAGAAGGATGCGTCCAAGAATAACGTAGTAGTTAGTCAACGTGACTACGGCATAGTAAGCAACTATATGTTCGTAGATATAACAAACTACCGCAACCTACAGGAAGTAATGAATGTTGTATTCATTGCCCTTGAACGAGTACCATCCGGAGAAGAAAACGATGACATCAAGCGCCCAGACGTTATGCCATCAGTACAGAGGATCGTAGAAAGTGCCGTCAATATGATCGGAAGAATGTACCTGAAAGAAGTCAGAGTAAAAGGTAAAAAACGTGTAGTAGCTGCCTTGTATGTTGGGCCGCACGATGAATGGATGACCAAAGATTGCACAGGCTGCTTGGATAACGAAATACTGGTGCCCACAATTCCTAAGATCCTAAAGAAAATTGAAGAAAATTACAATAAGAATAAGGAGGAGGAATAACTTATGGGTAAGAACGTGTTGACTATCGACTTCAGCACAGTACAAAGTGGAGGAGGGCAGTCGTTAATACCACCTGGGGACTACGTGTTTAAAATCACCAAGGTCGAGCAGAGAAAATCCAAAAAGGAGAACGGCGGAGCATACCTCAACTGGACACTCAAGGGAGTCAACGGGGACGCGAAAGGAGCTACGATTTACCACGTCACGTCTCTACAACCGCAGGCTTTGTGGAACCTGTATGACTTCCTCGTAGCTGTGGGCGTTGAAGTTCCCAAGAAGAAAGTCAGGATCGACTTCAACAAAATTGTTGGTAAGTATATCGGTTGCACCGTAGAAGATGATGAATACGAAGGCAGCGATGGTAAGAAGCGTAAAAAGTCTGCTGTGGTAGCCGTCTACGGTGTCCGTAAGACCACTGACGGTAAATGGGAACGTATAGGAGTATCAGACGATGAAGACGAGACAGATGTGGATGAAGTTGACGATGTTGATTTGGAAGACATCGAGGGTTTAGACGAGGAACCCACAGAAAACGATGATATAGAGCTGGATGAAGAAGAGGAACAACCTAAGAAGAATGACAAAAAGAATAGTAGCAAAAAGAAGAAAGAGTCGAAAAAGGAAGAAGATGAACTTGACGAAGATCTCGACTTGGACGATTTAAACGAGGAGCTTGAAGACCTGGAGGAAGCACTTAACTGATGAAACCAGAAACTAAATTAACCCATGCGATACTGGCCGCCCTTCGTGAGAGGGGCGGCTGGTGGCGCAAAATACACGGTGGGCCGAGTCAACGTGGAATACCGGATATACTTGGATGCTACAACGGAAAGTTCTTTGCATTCGAAGTTAAGATGCCAAAGGGAAAACTTACTGAACTACAAGCACATAACATTGACAAAATACGTGAATCTGGTGGAATAGCAAAAGTTATATATTCTGTGGAAGAAGCTATTGACATAGTTGACAGGTATGGCTAGAATTAAAACAAAAGTATTAAAACAGGAGGTTATAGTGTGGGGAATAAAAAAGCAAATGATGAGTTGGAACAACTAGACCTAGAAGAACTAGACTTTTCAGACATCGAGGAAGCAATTAAGGAGGAAGAAAACCAAGAAAAAGCAGTCGAGGAAGAAAAGGAAAAACCTACAAAGCAGAGAGGGAAGGCGAAGAGAAAGCAACAACCCAAAAAAAGAACAAAAGAAAAAGCTGCGGCAAAGACAAACGTACTATCCGAAAAACACGCAATTACTATCCTCAACATCGCTAATGTGACCGCTAAGTCGTTCATCAAAGGTAACATTACTGAAGATGAGCTGGCTACCATCTATCAAAACGCCTTCAATGCCGCGAAGGCTATAAGTATCTAACACAACAAAACCCCCGCGTAAATCGCGGGGGTTTTATAGTTACTCCTCCCTTCTATGTGGCATTATCATAGCAACCACAGCGAGTATTGCTGCTATCCCCGTAGCGATAGCGTCAACCTGTTCGTTACTGATCCAGTTAAATCCGAACGCGTCTGTAATGAGTTTGGCGCCGCCGATAATACCTAGCCAAAAGGTCTTAGATCTCCAGTCGAATTTACCCACAGAATCACCTCCCCTAAGTCCTCATAGAAACGTTTATGGCAAGCATTACCGATGCGGTAGCTAATCCTATTAGTAAACCAAAACCTAAAATATACAGTTTCCAAACCATACGCTTTAGTTCAGCAAAATCTTCCTCGCGGAAGTCCCTAAAGGCCTGCTTGTCTTCTGCAATACTATCCTCCAAGGCTCTCACCCTCCCGTACAGGTCGATATACCCTTGGCAGTTCCTGTAGTCCCCATTAGGCATTTATCCGTCTCCCTCCCCAAGAAGGTATATCACGTACACTTGGTACTTCAATACCCATGTCTTTCAACAACCTAATGAGATCTCGTAATCTATCCCTTTCTTCGTAAGCTGCTATCTCCCTTGCACGTTCAGCTCCAAATACAGGAGGGCCTCCTAAGAAGGACAACGCACGAGCTAAAGCACGTTCCTCAGCAGTGCCGCCCTCCTCCCCAGTGTAGAATAGGGGCATCATTGTAGCTACGTTGCGATACAGAGGTATCTGCTCTAACAGGTAGCTGAGACCACGCTTCTGGCTGACAAATGGTACACCAAGCATACCTAGCCCACCTTCTGCTGGCTCCCCTCTGTACTGCTCAATCGGTAGGCCAGAGAAGAATTTCCTGTTCAATGCAAGTTCAGGAATTACTCTAAACAGTGGGTTGATGTTAGACAACTGTTCGGATAACATATCCCACCTGTAAGGCAAACGGGACAGATCTTGATACGGTAACGGTGGAGTCAGGAACAACTTGCCACCAGGTAGCAAAATAGAGGCGGATTCCTCCAAGAATGATGGCACTTCCCCTGGCTTTTGTTCCTCACTCAATTCGCGTTGATACTTGCCTACTGTAGCTAACTTACCAGGCTGGCGGAAAGCCTCTTTGATTTGAAGAGGTATATTCTTCCGTATCCAAGTATTTCCGGTTGCGAATATATAACCGTTATCCCTCGCCACCCAAGTATCATTTTCGGTTTTTGGACACCATACAACACCATTATAATCAACAATAGCTACGTCCAAAGCAGCATATTTTATTTCACTTCTGCCTTCGCTGCGGATATACATGCCCCTATCTGTCAAATTGGCAAGCCTACCACGCAAGTAACACAAAACTTGAAAGGCATTTTTTACTGGACCTTCACACTTGGCGAAAAACTTCCATTCGTAGCCTTGACTGCCATCCGCTTTATACATAGCATCATAGAGAATATCCAATTGCCTAGCACTAAGATTGACAATTAAACCGAAAAGATCGTCCCTTGTACGATAGTGCTGACTAATCAAATCTTTAAGTTTGCCCTTCAAGTAGAACTGAGTAGTACCGTTTGGGTGTTTTATCTCATTAAAGTTATCTGAACCGCACTTAACTAAGGCATCTCGTATCTCATGTGCATACTTTTTCTGGTAAATTACATACTCCCAATAGTTACCCTTCCTTCTGGTATAACCATCTGTGGCAAGCCATCCTATCAACCACA